GTCGACGGTCAAGGATTTGCTGGTGACAGACCTGTCTGAAAAGGGCAACGTCGTCGTCATCGAGCCGCATACCCAGGCAATGGAGGAAAACGACAAAACCGGTAAGACGCTGAAGACGGGGCATATCTGCCAGGCCATCCTCGCGGAGATCGCGCCACAGGAGCGCGTCAAGATGTCGATGGAGGCACAGATCACCCAGGTCGCCAAGGCGCTGGTGGCCTCAATGGAGCAGAACAAGGATCGTCAGCACCTGATGATTATTGATGAGGCGCACGCCTTGCCCAAGGCCACGCTGCGTCATCTGAAGCGCTTCATCGAACTTAAAAACCCGGACAGGAAGGGCTTGCAGCGGCCTTTGTTGAGCATCGTTCTGCTCGGCCAGCCGGAGCTGACCGTTCGGCTGTCCTCGTTTGAGCAGGACGTGCGCGAGGTTTGGCAGCGTTGCGAACTGGTGGTTCTCCCCGCCTTAAACAACGAACTGGAGGCCTACATCAAGTTCCGCCTCGGCGTGGTCGCTTCGTCTTTCACGCCGGAAGCCATTGCGACTCTGCGCAAGATTCTTACGGACAAGGAAAGCGAAACCTCGTTTCTTTACCCGTTGGCCGTCGATAACTGGCTGGCCGCGATTCTCAACCAGGCCGCCGGGATGACCAAAACGATCATCGGCGAAACGGTCAATGAGGTTTATGCCGACATGCAGAAATCCGTTCGCGGAGGAAAGCTTTGATGGGGCCCGCTTTTGCACTCACCACGCACGACGCCGGGCAAGTCGAGCAGCCCGGCCGTGCGGAGGCGCTGGCGGAGATCGATCGCCACCTGGAGAACCTCAAGGCCTGCATTCACTGGCTGGTTGAGCAGTGCATCGTGGTGATCTCGGTGGACATGCGTCGTGGCAAGGCACGTCCGCAGATTTCCGTCGCGCCGCATCCGCGCTTGCACATGCTGTTCAAAGACGACTGCGCGAATATCGGCCGGCGCCGCGATGGCGCCCTGACCATCTTCCCGTGGATCGCCACCCGCTTCAGCTGCGACATTCGCTGGGAGGAATCATGCGAGCTTTGAACCTTCTCGACGCCTTCTTGCGTCGCTGCTGGCTCACCTGGCGTTACGTCCGCGCCATGCACGACCCGCTGCGTGTGGCGTGGAACAAGGCGGATCGGCGCGCATGAAGCTCGTCTGTCCATCGTGCGGCTTCTTCGCTTCGCCCGAAGCTTTCCTGGGCGAAGCGGAGTCGCAGCGTGCGCTGCTGCTGGCCTTCAAGGTGCCGTCGCCACTGGCAGCGCCCATGCATCAATACCTGCGCTTGTTTCGCCCGGCACAGCGGGCGCTGACGGCGCGGCGTATCGAGACTCTGCTGGCCGAGCTGCTGCCGATGCTTGAGGCCGGGCGCATCGAGCGGCGTGGGCGTATCTGGCCGGCACCGCTCGACTCCTGGCGCGCGGCCCTGGATGAAATGGTGATCAAGCGCGATCGCCTCACTCTACCGCTCAAAAGCCACGGTTACCTGCTGGAGATCATGGTCGGTTATGCCGACAAGGCCGAAGGGTCGGCGGAGACCAAGCGGGAGCAAGGGCGTGCGTATCCGTTCAGTGAAGACCGGTCAACGGCGCCGGCAGTTTCAGTCAGTGCCGTGCTCGCCAGCCCGGAGAAGAAGGGCAAAACCCCGATGCCTGAGGCCGTGAGCCAGCAGCTCGCGAACATGGGCATTCACCGCAAAACCAAGGAGGCAAGCGATGCAAGCGACTATCTGTCGCGCGGCGGTCTGCACCGCATTCTGGCGTGGCCTTATCTGTTCAAGAACTACTCGGTGCGCGATCTCGCCGAGTTCCTCGAAATCTACGGCCTGCCGTTGCGGCTTGGTAAGTATCCACCAGGTGCATCCGATCAGGAGAAAGCAACGCTCTTGCGCGCGGTGGCCGGTATTGGCCACAACGCGGCGGGGATTATCCCCGAAGGCATGTCGATCGAGTTCGAGGAGGCCGCCAAAGGCACTCACGATCCGTTTGAGGCCATGATCTCGTGGTGCGAACGCACGCAGAGCAAGGCGATTCTTGGCGGCACGCTCACCAGCCAGAGCGATGGAAAAAGCAGCACCAACGCGCTTGGCAACGTTCATAACGAAGTGCGTCACGATCTACTGGTATCTGATGCCGGGCAAGTGGCCGGCACGATTTCTCGGGATATTGTTTTTGCTGCGCTGACACTCAACCGCGGTGTTCCGGATCCACGGCGTGTTCCTCGAATGGGGTTCGATACGCGCGAGCCGGAGGATCTGAAGCTCTATTCGGAAGCCTTGCCAAGTCTGGCGGGTATCGGCCTTCGGATTCCGCGTGCGTGGGCTCAGGATAAATTACGCATCCCGGAGCCTGATGAGAAAGAGGACGTTCTGTCGGTACCGAATCCGGAGATGGTTGTTCCACCGGCATTGCGCAAGAAGCAAACTCAAGCGCTGCCCGCTGCGGCCAGGGTCGCGCTGAAGGCTGGCTCGGGTGAATCGTCCGACGTGTTCGACGTGTTCAGCGATGATTTATCTGCGGAGTGGGAACGTGTCACAACCCCTCTCGTCTCGCCGGTCGATCGTTTGATTTCAGAATGCAGCAGCTATGAGGAGTTTCTGCGCAGGCTCCCGGAAGCGGTCGATCAGATGGACACGGCGGAATTGACCGAGGCGCTGGCCAAGGGCCTGTTTGCAGCCAGTTCATTTGGTCGTGTTGGCGGCGCTTGAGTTCATGCCGATTCGCCTGAAAGCCTTGCCGCCCGAGAAAGCGCTAGAGTTCTTTCGCCAGAAGGGTTTCAAGATCGGTTTCGATCACCGTGACGTGTGGCAGGCGGAACATCAGGCCGCATTCACTGTTGCCAAAGCGATGCAGATGGATCTGCTGCGCGACATTCGCGAGCAGGTCGATGCCGCCATCGAGCTTGGCCTGCCGTTTCAGGAGTTCCGGGATACGCTGAAGCCCAAGCTGGTGCAGCGCGGCTGGTGGGGACGCTCGATGATGACCGACCCCAAAACCGGCGAAACAAAAGAGGTTCAGCTCGGCTCAACCAGGCGGCTGAAGTTCATCTACGACACTAATCTGCGCACGGCGCACGCAGAAGGGCAGTGGGCACGCATCCAGGAAACAAAGGACACGCTGCCCTTCCTGATGTATGACCACTTGTCGAGCGCACATGAGCGCAAGGAGCATGCAGCATGGGATGGGATGGTTATTCCAGCTGACGATCCTTGGTGGCAAAGCCACTACCCAGTGAAGGCACCAAACTGCAAGTGTCGGGTTGTCCAGCTTGGCCAGCGCCAGCTCGACAGGCAGGGCCTCACGGTCGGCAAGGCACCGGTCGAACAGTATGTGAATCATCTTAACAAGCGCACCGGCGAGGTGGAAACCACGCCGATCGGCGTTCATCCAATGTTCAACTATCCGCCCGGTGGGCGTCGCGCTTCGCTTGTGAAGCACCTTGCAGAACGGATTGAACAGGTTCCGCCTGAACTCAAATCAACTGCGGTTCGCTCTGTCACTGGAGAAGCCTTCGCAAGTTGGGCGGCAAAGCCGGTCGGCGCTTTTCCGATGGCTATTCTTCCCGCGCAGTATGTAAAAGCGCTTGGTGCAAAGACCGACTTGGTTCGCTTGTCTGCTGAGACGATGGCCAAACAGCTAAAGGTTCACCCGGAGCTGGCTTTGTCTGAGTATTCGTTGATTCAGGACACCTTGGATCGAGGTCGTTCGATACCGGATGCTGATCAGTCAATGGTTTTCTTGCTTGAAGATAGCGGCTACGTCAGCGTGGTCAAGGCAACAGCCTCTGGGAAGGCTCTATTTCTGACCAGCTTCAGGCGGCTTTCGAGCCGCGAAGTAAAACGCAATGAGGAAATTAAGCGATTGCTCCGTAAGGCTACGGAGGGTGGTAACTAAAGAGGAACGGGCGGTGGGGCCCCCCAATCCGGTTTCCCGGCAACCCCACATTGCGCTCCGGCATTTCTGCCGTGCTACGGCCGGGGGAATTTCACCGTGTCGCGCCCGTTGAGTAAGTATAGAGCACACATGAGATCGTTGCACAGAAGCTTCCGATGGACTATTCTGGCATCACTAAAACTCAGGCGGACGCTGTAACGATCAGCAGCGAATGCCGCCCGCCATCACGCGGGCGTTGTTGTTTGTTGAAGCACCAGTATGGTCGGGACGAGAGCGCCGAATACAACACCCGCGAGGGAAATGAGCGCCAGGCACCTGAGTGTCTAGTTGAGTCCCGACCGCCCATTCCGGCTACTAACCGGAGTGGTTTTATCTACTTAAACTCAGGAGGCCATCATGGCTAGTCGTAAAGAGCTGCACAAACAGCTCGATCATGTCTTCAATCCCCTGTCGCTAATTTCCCGCCTGCAAAACCAGCTCGACAGCGACAGCACCCTGCGTGCAGAACTGTCCGTCGATATCGAAGAGATCAACGCCGGCTCAAATCAACACCTTGAGCAGTTGCACGACGTCGCTTCCTCTATCGAGGATGATATCAATGAGCTGCTCTGTGACTTGGCTCTGGCATCACACACGTTGAAGGTCTATAGCATCGTCTCCGGTACCAGTGACCGTAGCGATCTCGATCTGAGCGAAATTACAGGGGTTCTTCAGAAGATTCTTCCAAACTGCCGCTCATGGGAAGACCGATTCCACGAGCACTTTAAACAGCTCTGGTCCATGAACCGCAGTATTGTTCAACACTGAGGAGATCACCATGCCTAAGAGACTTCAAGTCAGTCAACTGCCTGGGCCGACTCTCCAAGAGTTGCAATCCCGGCTCATCGAAAACAACTTCAGCAACTTTGTCGAGCTCTCTCTTTGGCTCAAAGGAGAGGGCCACAACATTTCGAAGTCGGCTATTCATCGCTATTCTCAGGAAATGAAGGATTCTGTTGCTAGCCCCGAATCCGGAAGATCCGCATCGGGCGATGCCGACCTTCGGATGCGATGTATTGAGGTCGCCGCGCGTTCGACTTCGGTACCGATTGACACCATCAATCTGGCCGAGCAATTTTTCTTTTGGGTAACTACCGGTCGTCGACCATAGGTAGTTTTCATAAGTGCAAAAAACTGGGGGCTTCTGGCCCCCTTTTTTTATTTCACTACTTGCAAACTAATTGCATTGCTGCTGTTGTTCCAAGGTGCGGATAAAACACGAAAGGTTCATTTATCTCACCTCCCCCGGTTATTTATCTCATCGTCCATCAACACAAGCCCAGTATTGTGGCGATAGTGAGTCCACGAAGTTTGGTACGCAGCGACATCCCTTGACTCCTACCCATGACACTCCCCTTTCGCGACGAAATCCCAAGTGCCAATTACTGCGT